CTACCGCAGATGTTGAACGAGTAGAGCAGAAACCTAACGTTCCTCCTAAACAAGAAGAACTTTTTGAAGTAGAAGAAGTAGACGACACTCCTCCTGAAGATCAAAATAAAGATCCTTTACCTGAAGAGATGGTTGAGAAACTAGAAACTGATACTTTAGAAGATTATTCTGAGCGTGTTAAGCAAAGAATGGCACAACTTAAAAAAGTGTGGCATGATGAACGTAGAGCTAAAGAACAAGCAGCTCGCGAAAAAGAAGAAGCTGTTAATTATGCACAAAAAGTATTAGGAGAAAATCAACAACTTAGAACTACATTAAGTTCTGGGGAAGAAGATTATTTAAAGACATTACAAGAAAAGTATACTTCAGATTTATTAGTAGCTAAACGAGATTATCGTGAAGCTTATGATTCTGGAGATACTGAAAAAATTATTGAAGCTCAAGCAGCAATGAATGATGCTCAATATAAAGTTTCTTCTGCACAAAATATTAAACCTCAATATAAATATGATAGACAAGAGGATCAAAATAGTGTACAAAGTAACTTAGAAAGCTTACAACCAAAAGCTCCAGCCCCTGATTCTCGTGCCACAGAATGGCAGGAAAAAAATCAGTGGTTTGGTAAAGACGAAGAAATGACATCTTTAGCTTTAGGAGTGCATGAAAAATTAGTTAGAAGTGGGATAGATCCTACATCTGATGTGTATTACCATCGTATTGACGAAACGATGCAAAAACGATTCCCTGAAAATTTTGGGGAAACTTCGTTGGAGGAGGTGAAACCTAGCCAACGCAAACCTTCTAATGTAGTAGCACCGGCAACGCGAAGTACCGCGCCAAAAAAAGTACGATTGTCGAAAACACAAGTTGCTTTCGCTAAAAAGCTTAAGTTAACACCGGAGCAATATGCAAAAGAAATGATTAAATTGGAGAACGCAAATGGATAAGGCAATAAAAAGAAAATCAAGAGCAACAGAAGAAAGAGAAGATGAACCAAAGAAATGGCAACCTGCCTCACTCCTACCGGAGTTTGATAAACAAGCAGGATGGGCATATCGTTGGGTCAGAGTTTCTTTATTAAATGAACCTGATAACATGAACGTCTCTTCAAAAATGCGTGAAGGCTGGGAACCGGTAAAACACTCGGACCACCCAGAGATTCAATTAGCGGTAGACCCTAATTCCAACTATAAAGATGGTGTGGAAATTGGTGGTTTACTATTATGTAAAGCTCCTCAAGAACTTATAGACCAAAGATCAGCCTATGTTAAAGATAAAACACGGGCACAGACTGAAGCAGTTGACGCACAATACATGAATCAAAGCGATCCACGTATGCCTAAATTTGCTGAAGGTCAAGAAACAGGTGGTACTAAGTTTGGAAAGGGAAAATAAATAAGGAGAAACAATTATGGCAACTACAGCTACGCCCTATGGGCTAAGAGCAGTAAACCATTTAGGCGGAACCCCATATGCGGGTGCTACACGCTTATTACCGATTGCTTCTGCGTACGGAACTAATATATACAATGGCTCGGTTGTTGCAATCGTAGCTGCGGGAACTGTTGAAATTGTTACAGATTTAGGTAACAACGCAGACGCATTCCCTGCTGGTGTTATTGGTGTTTTTGTAGGTTGTACTTACACAGACCCTAACCTCGGCACAGTAGTGTTTAGACAAAACTGGCCAACAGGCACAGTGGCAGCTGACGCTTTAGCATATATTGTTGACGACCCAGATGTAATTTTTCAAGCACAAGCGGACGGCGCAGTGACACAAGCTGACTTAGGTCAGAATACTAACTTCGCAGCGGTGCAATCTACAACTACAGGCGATACTACAAATGGTAACTCTAATACTGCAGTATCTTCTACAACAGCGACAACAGCAACTATTGCTTTCCGTATTGTTGACTTTGTAGATAGTCCAACTTCAACCGTGGGTGATGCATTTACCGACTTATTGATTAAATTCAATCCAGGTATGCACTCTTACACTAACGCAACTGGAATCTAATTAAGGAGAATAAATTATGGCAATTTCAAGAGCCCAGCTCCTTAAGGAGCTATTACCAGGACTTAACGCTTTATTCGGTTTAGAATATGCGCGTTACGGAGAAGAACATAAAGAGATTTACGAAACTGAATCTTCAGACCGTTCTTTTGAAGAAGAAACAAAACTAGCTGGCTTTGCAGCCGCACCTCTTAAGTCTGAGGGAGCAGCTATTGCATATGATAATGCACAAGAAGCTTTTACAGCTAGATACAACCACGTAACAATTGCTTTAGGCTTCAGTTTAACTGAAGAAGCAGTTGAAGATAATCTATATGATAGTCTTTCAGCTCGTTATACTAAAGCTCTTGCTCGTTCAATGGCAAATACTAAGCAAGTTCGTGCAGCTAATGTTTTAAACAATGGCTTCAACGGTGCTTTCTTAGGTGGCGATAACGTATCATTATTTGGTACTAACGCTGCAGCCGCGGTTGTTAACCACCCATTAGTAAGTGGTGGTACTAATAGTAATACACAAGCAACACCAACAGATCTTAACGAAACAGCATTAGAAAACGCAGTGATTCAAATTGCAGCGTGGACTGATGAAAGAGGTCTATTGATTGCTGCTAAACCTCGTAAGTTGGTAATTCCACCAGCTCTACAATTCGTTGCTACTCGTTTATTAGACACACAACTTCGTGTTGCTACTGCTGATAACGACATCAATGCATTGAGAAATAATGGTGCAATTCCAGAAGGTTATTCAGTAAATCACTTCTTAACAGATGGCGATGCTTACTTTTTAACAACTGACGTTCCTAACGGTATGAAGCATTTCGAAAGAACTCCGCTTACTACTTCTATGGACGGTGATTTCGACACAGGTAATGTTAGATACAAAGCCCGTGAAAGATATTCATTCGGTTGGTCAGATCCCCTCGGTATGTGGGGTTCACCAGGTGCTTAATTAAAGCGCCACTCCCTGAAAAACCCAGCTCCTCTCTGCTGGGTTTTTCTTTTTTACGGTATAATATACACATGAAAATTGTTGACGCTCTTAAAAGTAATATAGTTATGGTTCCTGTCGTGGCTTCAGTAGTCGTGGGTACTTTCACGGGAATTAAATATATTGTGGAATTAACAGATACTATTGATAGAAATGCAGCACGAATTGAACGATTAGAAACTAGTTTAGCTAGTAATAAAGAAACTTTAAACACTTCCAAACAAGATGTAGCAAGCGAACTAGCAGAAGTTAAGGCTGATGTAGCTAAAATAGAAGCATCTATGCGTATGGGGGAAGACTTATATCGAGTATTAGCTGATCAAGTACGAGAACATACATATGACCTTAAAGACCTTAATCGTTAAAATACTTATATTTTTAACTGTATTTCCGGTAACTCCTACCATTGCAGTTTTAACAACCCTCTATAGTTCTATGGCTCATAGTCGTAATGACTATTTACAAGGATATTTCCAACAATGTCGTACTGGAGATGTATCTATTGAATCTTCTTACAACGAAAGAGATAGTGCACATTCAAATACCTATCCAAACAGTATAAGTAATAATAATAGTAATTATGGAGACGGTTCAGATAGACGTATAGGGGTTAGATGGACTTGGTATTTAGGAAGTAATTGCACTGATACTACTAAAACTTTAATTTTAGAAAACATGGAATTAGCTCAACAATTAGAATTATTAAAGATGTGTAAAAGATATAATAACAAAAAACTACCACCACAATTTTCTACACTTGCTAAAAAATGTGAAGGCGTTGTAGAGGGTATAGAAATTGAAAGCCGGCCGCCGGAAGGAGGTGGATCTTATTATGATGAGATTATAAAAGACATTAAAGAAAATCCAGAAAAACATAAAAATCCTAATACCTATTATAGTGAAGAAATAAAAAATGAATTACCTAAAGACGAATTGCGCAGTTTAGAATTAAGAAAGCCCTTAGTTATTCCAGATTTTAATTAAACTCATGAATATACGTAGTACACTAATAACATCGTTGGATATAATTCTTTTATCAGCACTGCTGAAATCTATAGATAAAGGAGAACTATCATGGCTTGGACAACACCATCAGCAACAGAAATGAGATTCGGTTTTGAAGTAACTATGTACGTAATGAACAAATAGTTGTTAAAATAGAGACTTAAATTAACAACAAACTTAAAGGGACTTCGGTCCCTTTTTTGTTGTATAATGGCATGAAAACGTGTAACATTAATTATCTGGGAACAACCAGCTTATCATGACTGCCCCAGCAGACGCATACACGACAGATAAGCTTAACTTTGTATGGAGAAATAATCATGGCAAAAACAACCTTTTCAGGACCAATTCAATCGCTTGGTGGCTTTGTAGGCTCAGGCGTCAACAATGTAGTTACAATGGCTGCAGGTACCACAGCTTTAACTGTTCTTCCTGTCGCAGCTTCACCTGATGGCGTAACACCAGCTAACGTAGTGTCCCCTGGACACGCAGGTAAAACTCTTATATTAACCGATGCAGGTTATATACTGAACTTACCAATCATTAATGCAACTACACCCGATGATACAACAAACCCTAACCAATTAAACAATACAGGTATGGAGTTTGAGTTTTTCTTAAATGCTGATTTAACAGGTGGTAATACTGTAGTAATTAATACTGGACGAGCTACTGATGCATTTTATGGTTCAGCTTTAGTTGTAGACGATGGTGGAGGCGCTCAAGAAACTTTCCCTGCCGTAGCTGCTACTACAATCACATTAACTGCAACTACTTCTGCAGGTGAATATGGATCTATAGTTAGATGTAAAGCAGTTACAGGTGCAGGCGTTAATGGCGTTTGGTTTGTAGAAGCAACTCTAATTAATCCAAATGTTGCTGCACCAGCAGTGACACCATTTAGCTAACATATAGGAGAAAAGACATGGCTTTAACAACAGATATATGGGCCGTCACTCCTAGTTTTTCAGCTGGGTTATATCGAGCAGGTGCCGCTATTGCTGGCGCAGGAGATATAACACTACTTACTAATCAGCCTCTAGATAATGGGGCTGGTTATCAAATTCTATTTACTTGTGCAGGCGATGCAACTGCTGCTACATTCACTATCACTGGATACAAGGTTGGGGATCTAACTCAATCAGTAACCACTGAAACTGTAGCTGGCGTTGATACCGACACTGCAACTTCCACAAACTATTATTCTAAAGTTACTAGCATTTCTTCCGATGCAGCTGTAGCAACCAATGTAAGTATTGGTAATGCTATTGCTGATGGAACTGCTTTACCAAGAGCAAGAATGAAAGGATTTTATTTTGTAGGTTCTGCAGGAGCAGGTAGTGTTACATTAACCTTAAATGGTAATGCAGCATCAGATAGAGTTTTATTAAGTATAGCTACTCCAGCTGCAGTCGAGTCACAACAAATGGCTTTACCCGGTGATGGAATTTTAATTAACGGAAATGATGCACTTGCATCGTTTGGGGTATTAACTCAAACAGCTGCAGTTACGTCATTAACGGTATTCTGTGGATAAACTATGGACGACAACCCTAAACCCAATGAAGAACCTCAAGAAACTCAATCAGATAAAGAGCGACTTGAGGAGCTTCGTAGATGGGTTGAGGCACAAATGGATTGCGTATAATGGCAACTCAAAAAAAACGGGGAATGGGTATAAAGACTTCTGTTAAGTCTGGTAATTTTAGAAAGACTAAAACAGGCGCGGGGATGACAAAGAAAGGTGTAAAAGCTTATCGAGCAGCAAACCCGGGCAGTAAGTTAAAAACAGCAGTAACAGGGAAAGTTAAAAAAGGTTCTAAAGATGCAAAACGACGTAAGTCATTTTGCGCAAGATCGGCAGGGCAAATGAAAAAATTTCCTAAAGCAGCTAAAAATCCTAATTCTAGACTTAGACAGGCAAGAAAAAGATGGAAATGTTAAAAATGGATGATTCAACAAAACACTTATTAGACTTCGCGTCTATCTTTACAGCGGTAGGAACTTTATTATCATGGCTTCCTCACTTAGCTGCAATATTTACAATTGTATGGACGGGTATTAGAATTTGGGAAACCAAAACCATCCAAAGAATGAGAAGTAATAAAACTAAAACTATAATGCCACAGGTTGTAAAACGAAAACCTGAAGCAAGTAGTAACAGGGTAAAGAAGTAAATGCCCGCCGTAAGTAAAAAGCAACAAAAGTTTATGCAAGCTGTGGCTAACAACCCTAAGTTTGCTAAGAAAGTAGGTGTTAAACAATCAATCGGACAAGAGTTCACTAAGGAGAAAGACATGAAAAAAGCAGTAAAGAAAATGAATATGGGTGGCATGGCAGATCGTGAAGGTCGCGCTATGGCAGCTGGACGTTATGCTAATAACCCAATGATGATGGCGGATGCACGTGGTCGCGCTATGATGAAGAAAGGTGGTAAGGTTAAAAAAATGAGAAAAGGGGGTAACACTTCTCGTATGAATGAGCTTGAAGAATTAGGTCGCGTTGACGCAGAAAAAGGCTACACTGCTAAAGGCAAAAGAAATCTTCGAGACGAAAAGAAACGTGTGGTAAAAGAAATTAAAAACAAAAAAGCTGGTGGTAAAGTAAAAGGTTATAAAGCTGGCGGCATGATGGCTGATAAAGAAGGTCGTGCATTAGCTAAAAACAAACGCAATATGTCTGCAGCTAAAATGGCAGATGCTAGAGGTAGAGCCATGAAAGCAGGGGGTATGAAACGCCAAGGCGCTAACGATAGACTTGATGAGTCATTAGGTATGAGAAGAGGTAAAGAAGCTACTAAATCTCAATCTATGAAATCTCGTAGAGATGAATCTAGAGCTATGGCAACAGGTGGTATGCTAGCAAGAACCGGCGGTTCTTCAGCTAAAATGAAAGCTAAAGGCAAAGCTATGAAAAAAGGCGGGACTGTTAAAGGTCGCGGTAATGCATCTAAACGAGCAGACGGTATTGCTCAACAAGGCCACACACGCGGTCGTCACGTTTAAGGGGAATTGAAATGGTTGCAAGAGTAATACGAGAAGCAGTTAGATATGCTAAAAATAATGCCCCTAAAAGAGTTTCGGCAAAAAATAGTAGAAAGGCTGCAAACGAGGCAAAGAAAAGGGGCACTATTAGAAGAACTGAAGAAGTTAAACCTAAACGTAAACCACCTGTTAAAGATGTAGCAGCTAAAAAAGTGCCTAAATCAAAAGCAGCGAAAAAAAGTCTACTTAGAAAATATGGTGTTCCTGCTTCAATTATAGCCGGTGTATTAACAGGTTCTACTCTACTTAATAAAAAAGATAAAAAATCAGCAGCTAAAAAACCAGCAGTTAAAAAAGAAACACCAATGAAAACAAGGTTTAGAGCTGGACCAACAGCCGGATCAGGTTTAGGTAGTCAAAGAAGGTCAGGTACTTTACGTGGAAAAAATGTGGTAGCCAATCCACCTAAGCGTAAAAATAAAGATACTGCTAAAAAACCTAGAAGACCGAGTCGTCCAAGTATGACAGGATTTAGAAAATAAATGAGGGCTTCTCGTGGAATGGGGGCTATACTACCAAGCAAATGCTGCAGTAAAGTATTATCACGCCCCTCTACTGTTAACAAAAAAAGGACAACTAGATGTCGACCAAGAAAAAGAAGTTAAATATTAAAAAAGCAATTAAAAAACCAGGGTCATTAAGAAAGTCTTTAGGTATTAAAAAAGGACAAAAGATTCCGGTAAAAACATTAAACAAAGCTGCTAAAGCTCCGGGTAAATTAGGACAAAGAGCACGATTTGCTAAAACACTTAGAGGATTAGGTAGAGGAAGATGATAAAGTCTAGAGGTATGGGAAGAGCACTTCCTACTAAATATAAAAAAGGTGGCACGGTAAAAGATGCGTGTTATCATAAAGTTAAAGCAAGTTATAAAGTTTTTCCAAGTGCTTATGCGTCTGGTGCTATTGCTAAATGTAGAAAGAAAAGCAAATAATGGCAGTCCGAAAGACAGCTAAAGGAGCCGCTTTAAAACGTTGGTTCAAAGAAGATTGGAAAGATGTACGAACAGGAAAAGCATGTGGACGTAAAGAAGGAGAAAGTCGTGGGACTCCATATTGCCGACCGAGTAAACGAGTATCAAGTAAAACTCCAAAAACATCTGGAGAAATGACAGCAGCACAAAAGAAGTCTAGGATTGCTCAAAAGAAAAGTCTTGGACAACCAGCGGGT